GCTCTCCAGGCACCACAGCCCCGCACCCTGCGCACGCTGCCCGAGAGCATGGACCGACAGGCCTACCTCACGCTCAACGAGCACGCCAAGAAGTTGCAGCTGCGGATCATCTACCTGGAGCGGTTCCTCCAGGACCACCGGCTGCTTGAGGCCTTCCAGGAGTCCCTGCGGCACGCTTGATTCATAGAATACTTTCAGAAATCTTGGGTCTTAACTGGCCCATTTTTCTTGTGTTTATATTTTTTGTTCTGTGAATCCTGAAAATAGTTGGTTACAGCGCATCTGTGCTGCTAGTCTTGTGGAGCACTGGTTCTTTCTCATCTCACATAACTCATCACACCCGCACAAACCCCGCCGAGCTTTCAGGGCTCGCGGCTTCGGAACGACTGACGAGGCCATGAGCTTCCCAAGCCTGCTGCTGGAGCGCAGAGGTGACAACCGGGCACGCTGATCGAGTGCCGTTCCGCAACGCTTTACCTTTTCTCTCATCACTCATCTAAGGAGAACACCATGAACCTAGCCTACCTCGCTGATCTCGCCGCCCCCGCTCGTCGGGTGGTTGACAGCCTTCCCACCAAGCACACCGTCACCGACTTCACCTCTCCTGCCACCGCAGCCTCGCTCGCTGAGCTGGAGCAGAAATTCTCGAAGCCCAGCACCCGCACCTACTACCTCGGCACCAACGGTCGCGTGTCGCAGCGCAAGCAGCTGGTCGGTGAGGTGCTCGCCACCACTCGCGCCTACACCACGAACATGGCCTGGAGCCAGTTCAAGCGGAACTTCTACGACCTGCGCAAGGTCGAGCGCAACCTGCCTGAGCCGTTCATCGGCAAGGCCACGACCTGCAGCCGCTGCAGCCAACCTTGTGGGCACACCCACACCATCAGTGAGAAGGTCGTCTGCCATGTCTGCGCCAACTGGGCCAGCCTCGCTGGCAGCGTGCAGACTGCCCCTGAGACCCTGGCCGAGCGTGGGGTGGTTCGATGAGCCACATCACCTGTCAGAACCTGATCAACAGCGGCATGGCCTGGAAGCTCGAAGGCCATGTCGGACGCACCTGCATGGCGGCTATCGAAGATGGTGCCTGCATGCTCGGCCCCGATGCCCATGTGGACTACTGGGGCAACCTCGTGCCCAGCCGCTTGATGGTGGCCCCTGGCACCAAGGGCTCCCGCGAGTTCGTCGTCGAGAACTTCGGCGAGGACCACGCGCTTGAACTCGAACTCATCCCCAACGAACCCATGCTCGAAGCACTCATCTCTCAGGAGGATTAGATGTCCACTCGTTGCCAGATCAAAGTCGAAGGTGAAAAGGTTCTGTTCTACAAGCACTCTGATGGCTATCCCGATGGTGTGCTGCCCACGCTGGAAGACATCGTCGCCAAGTTCAAGGCCGCTCGCGGCTTCTTCGATGGGGCCTACCTGCTGGCTCGCATCGGGCAGCGGTTCATGAACGACAGCCAAGCCCACCACACAGCTATCCGCAAGGCGTGGGTTGCGCAGGGCATGAAGGTCTCAACGCAGGACGACTTCGATGTCACCGGCTACGGCTACGACACCGTCATCCACAGCGACATCAAATACCTCTACACCGTCAAGAAGGACTGGACCATCACCGTAAGCCCCACCGTCGAGGAGAAGTAACATGGCCCACAATCTTCGCACTGCCGCCAACGGTGAAGCCAGCTTCGCCCATGCCGATGTGAACCCCTGGCACAAGCTAGGGCAGAACCTCCAGAAGGCCACCAACAGCCTGGAGATGATCAACGCTGCGAACCTCAACTTCGAGGTCACGAAGGAGCAGCTCTACCTCAGCGATGGTCGCAAGGCTCCGGCCTACGCAACCATGGCCAGCGACACCAAGGCCCTCCTGGGGGTCGTGGGAGAGCGCTACCAGCCCCTCCAGAACATCGAGGCCTTCGCCTTCACCGACTCGCTGGTGAAGGGTGGCGAGATGAAGTATGTGACCGCTGGTGCCCTCGGCTCCGGTGAGCGCATCTGGATCCTCGCGCAGGCCACGAAGGACACCCCCATCGAGATCATCAAGGGTGACCCCATCGACAGCTACCTGCTCTTCAGCAATTCGCACGATGGCAGCTCTGGTGTCGAGATGCGCAGCACCTCCATCACCGTGGTCTGCCAGAACACGCTGGCCATGGCCACCACCGGCAACGCAGCTGGCATGAAGATCCGCCACACTGCGAGCGTGAAGGATCGCCTCGCCATCGCCAGCGGCATCCTGAAGGCCCACCAGGAGCACCAGAAGACCTGGGTGGCTGCGATGAAGTATCTGGCCAAGCACCCCATCACCGACGACCTCGTGCTGGCCTTCGAGAAGCAGATGTTTGGAGATGTCGATGAGACCCCCGAGGGTCGCGGCATGACGGTGCTCACCAACAAGCTGGAGACCTTCGAGCAGCTCATGCTCAAGGGCAAGGGCACCGAGATCCCTGGCCGTGTGGGCAACCTCTACGGGCTCGTGCAGGCCTACACCGAGTGGACAGACCACTACAGCCAGATCAAGGGCACCGAGGATCGCACCAGCAGCATCGTGTTCGCCAACGGTGCGAAGCAGAAGGCCAAGGCCCTGGAGCTGGCCCTCGTGCTGGCGAAGGGGAGGTAGTCATGGCCTTCGTGACTCGAACGATCAACGATGAGACTCTCCTACTGCTCAGCGATGCAGAGACCTCAATGCTCAAGCGCAAGCTGACCGGGCAGCAGCTAAACCAAGAGGAGGTCATGCTGCGCGAGCTTCTGGTGAGTCAGCTACTTTCGGTAACGGGGAAGAAATGACCCGCCGCGACAAGCTGATCCTCTACCCCGTGCTCGTCGCCCTGGCACTGCTGACCCTCTACCACTGCATCGCGGTTGCACCTGACCTCGCTGCAGTGGTGGGGCTACACTAAGCGTCTGCAGTTGAGCACGGAGCTGGAACCATTGAAGTGAGTAACCACGCTGATCTACAACGATTTTCCTCAACAACGAAAACACTTCTGTCCATCTGGAGGAACCATGCACGACCTAGACGCAATCGGGCAAGCCATCGAGGAACGGGACGCAGCCATCCGACAGTGTGACGAATTGGCTACCCAAATGATCTACAGGGGGAACAGCGTCAGTTGGTGGCACTCCAAGGCAAAGAACTACGGCGATGCGCTCTTGGAAGCGTGGGGTGCCCTCAGGGAAGCCGGGATCAAGTGCGATGGCTCTACCACTGTGGCAGAGGGCATCCGCCTTCTCGCTCAATCGAAACGCTAATGTCCAAGAGCCGGAGGCTTCATTGAAACCCGAGATTGAAATCTACCTTGCCAAGTTCTACCGCCGACCCCAAGGCGAGGGCTGGCGCTTCTCCATAGTCCAAAAATGGACCGGCAAGATCGAAACCCTCACTCCCCAGGCCACCGCCTAATCATGTCCAGGAGGCCCCGTGCCCTGCTACCCACTGACCGACTCAAAGGGACGCCGAACCGGGACCATCTGCATCCGTGACGCGCCTCACCACCTGGGCCGTGGGATCTGGATGGACTGGCACAGCTACCTCGGACCGACATTCTACTCAGACCGCGACCTCGAAAACCCCATTGAGGACTGGTATCAGAACCCCCGGATTGTCGCGGCCTTTGAGTCGTGGCAGGCCAAGAACCCCACCAAGTAGCACCTGTCCATCTGCACGACCCTTCAACTGCCCAGCTCCACTGCTAAACCACTTGCAACCAGCCAGTGACAAGTGAGACCATCAACCCTCATGCACTACCCGGCCTGGAGAGTTCTTTGGACGGTTCGCTCCAGGCCGGTCTCTTCGCTCGAAAGGAGCAACTCATGACCACATCACTCATCAAGCTGCCGAAGTCCGCGCCCCTCATGGCAGACCGGCTCTACAAGCTCAAGGCCTTGAAGGCTGAAGCCCAGGCCAAGGTCGAAGCCATCGACGCTGAGCGCAAAGCCATCGAGGCCTACCTCATCAGCAACCTGCCCAACGATGGTGGCACTGGCGTGCAGGGCAAGGTCGCTCGTGTCTCGCTCATCATGCGGGATGTGCCCCAGGCTGAGAACTGGGATCTCATCCGCAAGTTCATCGTCAAGACCGGCAGCTGGGATCTGCTCCAGAAGCGGCTCAGCAGCACCGCAGTCGAAGAGCGCTGGGAGGATGGCAAGCAGATCCCCGGTGTCACTGCCTTCCCCAAGATCACCATCTCGCTGAACAAGGTGTGACATGGGTCTTCGCTGCAAGTGGTGCCATGAGCAACTCAACCCTTCACAACTGCGTGGGCACAAGGATGAGTGCAGCCAAATGAACCCCAAGCGGCAAGCACTCATTCCACACTACTGCTCCAAGTGCAGAGGCCTTGTCCACTCAGGCCAAGCCAGTATCACCAGAGCCGATCCCGCAGGCTTCAACCACTACCGACACATCACCTGCCCCTCCAAGGAGAGCACAATGAGCGCCGAACAAGAGTTCATGGGCACTGCCCAGTTCCTGCATCGCCGCATGGCCACCGAGGCCATCATCGAATCCGGCAAGGAGTTCTACATCATCTGGAACCCCACCAGCCAGAAGCCCAGCACCGTAGCCTTCGAGACCGAGGAGCAGGCCTGGGGGATCGCCGACAAGATGGCAGCGAAGAGTCCCGACGAGAAGTTCTTCGTGCTGCGCAGCTCCGGCTTCGCGCAGACTGCCCAGCCTGTCGTGCGCCACAAGTTCGCCAACGAGCTGAGCACCACCGAGGTGCCCAAGCCAACCACGTGGTCTCGCAAGAAGGCCTGGACCCCTCCCACGCTCAGCACGGGGCTGTCTCGTGCTGAGCACTCACACCCAACTGAAAGGACACACCATGAAGATCACCCTCGCAGAGGCCTTGCTTCGCCGGAAGGAACTCTCCGGCAAGGTCGCACTGCTCACCACCATCAAGAAGGCCGATGTCTTCGAGCTGAAGACCGCTCGCATCAAGGCCCACGAAGGCTTCGACGATGTCACTGCCACCGTGCCCAAGCTCACCGCTTCGCAGGTCACTGCCGAGCACGACTTCGCTGCTCGCCAGCTGCGCCTCATTGATGCCGTGATCCAGAACACCAACTGGACCACGATCATCGAAGTGGCTGAGTCCACCATGGCCGACTACGAGGCCCCCAAGTCCTAGCAGTCTCCGCTGTCGCGGCGGAAGAGGCAAAGGCCGCACGGAGCCTCAATCCGGTAGAAGGTGGCCACCTTCGTTGCCTGTGCTGGCGCAGTCCACCAGTCCCTGCTCGGGAGAGCACCATTTGCATCGGTTGCGAACCAGCCTGTAAAGCTGATTCTAGTAGGTTCGACCCCTACACCTTCAAGGCCAACATCCAGAGACCCGACTACAACCGACTACCCGCACCCCGACTACTCCGACTCCAGATGGACAGGACTCCATCGCCGAACACCATGAGACCCAACTACCCGACCCACCGACTAACCACGCCGAAGCCGCGACATTTTTTCTCACGCAGTTCCCACAACCCACATCACAAGGAACACATCACATGGCTACGAAACCGAAAATGGAAGTCCGTACCTGGGAAGAGGACATGGCGAAAGCTGCCAATGTCGCTGGCAAGTCGGAAGCGAAGCTCGTCGAGCGTCCCTTCTTCAGCCTCGGCAGTGGTCAGGTCAAGCTGCAGGGTGCCATCCTCCCTGGAGCGCAGGCTCCCATGATCGTGCTGGATCACATCCACACGAACCTCTACTACCAGGGTGTCTACGACCCCAACGCCATCGTGCCTCCCGACTGCTACGCTTTCGGGCGTGCCGACGACGAGGGCAACATCATCGGGGTGGATACCTGGGATGGCCGGAAGGAAATGGCCCCGCACAAGGACTGCACCACTCGCGTGCACGACCAGTGCGAAGGCTGCCCGATGAACAAGTTCAAGTCCGCTCGCCTCGGCCAGGGCAAGGCCTGCCAGAACACCCGCCGCTTGGGTGTCATCGCTGGCGGCACAATGAGCGGGGACAAGTTCACCCCGTTCACCAAGCCCGAACAGATCGAGAATGCCACCGTGGCCTATGCCAAGGTGCCTGCCACCTCCAGCAAGACCTTCGGCAAGTTCGTCAAGGACACCGCTGAGGCCCTCTCCCGGCCCCTGTGGGGTGTGTTCACGCTCCTCAAGGTGGTGCCCAACACCAAGGCTGTGCCCTCGCACATCCTGGCCTTCGAGAACCTCGGGCTCGTGAGCAACAACCTCATGCCTGCGGTCTTCGAGAAGCAGAAGATGGTGGCGGCTGATCTGGCCTTCCCCTTCGCCCCGCGCAGCACCACTGCTCCTGACCCCAAGGCGAAGAAGAAGCCTGCGGCTCGACGCTACACCTAGTACCCCAAGGGGCTGGCCCAGCAAGCCAGCCCCTACTTCTTTGGAGGCACCATGCGCATCACCGACGACCTCTCATCCTGGCAGACGCTGAACGCAGCTCTGCGAACCTGCACCGAGAAATACGCAGGTGAACTCCTGGCAGCAGAGATCAAGGGCAAGCGCAGGGCCAACCACCTTCGCCGCATTCACTCCCGCATCAACAAGCTTCGCGCTATGCGCGAGAGGAGAGCCCTTGAGCGCAAGACTAGGACCAACGGACGCACGCAAGTGCAGGCCGAGTAAAGCAGGCTACAAGAGCCTCGGCTACGACATGCAGAGCATTTGTGAAAGGTGCTCTGCATCTTCGCAGCTGGTAGTCCACCACAAGGATCGAGACATCTCCAACAACAGCGCAGCCAACCTGGAAACGCTGTGTCGTGCGTGCCATCGAGCAGAGCACGCAGAGGAGATCGCTACTTCGCAGCGCAGGCCAGAGGTCAACGCTCGCAGGGGTGCGGCTATAAGCAAAGCTAGGGCTGGTAAAACCTACCCGAAGGCTTCTGAGTCTTTGCGCAAGAGATGGGATGGCCCCATGGGGGAAGCTCTCCGCATTAAACGAGCATCACCTGAGAACTGCAAAGCACACTCAGAGATCATGGCCAAGCTGTGGGCCACCGAGGAGTATCGAGCGAAGCGCAAGGCTATGAAGGAGCAACGCAATGGGTAGACTTTCGTTCATCACATATGATTTTGAAACGCTTTCCATCGAGGCCTACCCCAACCATCCTCCAAAACCAGTTGGTGTATCTATCAAGTATTCTGGTGAGAAGGCGCACTACTTTGCGTTCGGCCACCCTACTGAAAACAACTGCACCTTCGAGGAAGCCAAGTCTGCACTGAAGGCTGCATGGGATTCAGGTCTTTCACTCGTCGCGCATAATCAAAAGTTTGATTTTGACTGTGCACTCACGCACATGGGGATGGAGCCTCTCCCCTGGGACCGCCTGCACGACACGATGTTCCTCGTGTTCATGCAAGACCCCCACGCTGCGAGCCATGGGCTGAAGCAGTCTGCCGAGCGCATCCTCGGCATGCCCCCTGAAGAGCGTGACGCTGTGAAGGATTGGCTGGTGCAGCAGGGCATCGTGACGAAGGCCTCGAAGAACTGGGGTGCCTTCATCTCACAGGCCCCTGGCGACATCGTGGGCAGATACGCAGACGGTGATGTCATCCGCACCGAGAAGCTGTTCAACAAGCTCTGGCCCGAGATGAAGAAGCGCAAGATGCTCGACGCCTATGACCGTGAGCGCAAGCTCATGCTCTGCCTGCTCGACATGGAGCACCAGGGTGTCGATGTCGATGTGAAGCGACTGCTCGAAGACTGCAGCCACTACAGTATCGAGATCGCCATGCTCACCGAGTGGTGCCAGAAGCAGCTCAAGGCGAAGCTCAACCTCGACTCCGGTGCTGAGCTGGTCGAGGCCTTGGTCGCAGCCAAGAAGGTGGACACCAACCTGCTGGGCAAGACTCCCACAGGGGCCTGGAAGACCGACAAGGCTTCGCTGGCCGCTTCCATCACGGACGCTACCTTGCGTGCCGCCTTGGCCCATCGGGCGAGCCTGCAGACCTGTGTGGGCACGTTCATGCAGCCGTGGCTCAACGTGGCCATGCAGACAGGTGGGAAGATCCACACCGTGTGGAACCAGCTCAAGCAGTATGGGGGTGGCGGCACAGTCGGTGCGGTCACTGGCCGCATGAGCAGCACACCCAACCTGATGAACATCCCCAAGGAGTTCAAGCCGCTGTGGAAGCATCAGGAGAAGGGCCTGCCGAAGTGCCCACTGCAGCTGCGCGATCTTCCGCTCGTGCGCAGCTACATCATTGCCCCTGAAGGCTACGCTCTGGTGGGCAGGGACTACTCACAGCAGGAGCTGCGCATCCTCGCGCACTACGAGGCTGGGCAGATGCAGGAGGACTACCTCGCGGACCCCTGGCTCGACATCCACGAGCACGCCAAGCAGGGCATCCTTGAGAACCTCGGCAAGGACTTCGAGCGTGGTGTGGTCAAGCAGATCAACTTCGGCTTGATCTATGGCATGGGTGTATCACTGATGGCACTCAAGGCTGGGTGTTCACCCGACGAGGCCAAGGCTGCGAAGCAGGCAGTGCTGGCCCTCTACCCTGGCCTGCGTGATCTGCAGCAGGGCCTGAAGGATCTCGCTGCGCTGGAGATGCCCCTCCGCACTTGGGGTGGTCGCCAGTATTACTGCGAGCCTGCGAAGGAGATCGGTGGCCAGCTGCGCACGTTTGAATACAAGATGCTCAACGTGCTCATTCAAGGCTCCGCAGCCGACTGCACCAAGGATGCGATCATTGAGTATTACCGACAGAAGCCGAAGGGCCACAAGCTGCTGCTGTCCGTGCACGATGAACTGCTGTGCCTCGTGCCCAGCGATGACTTCGAGCTGGGCATGGAGAAGCTGAGACAGTCGATGGAGTATGTGCAGTTCAGCGTGCCGATGTTGAGTGAAGGGAAAGTGTCCGCAACCAATTGGGCAGAGATGGTGGCCTACGACAAGAAGGGGAAGGTGATTCTGTGAGCTACAGCAAGCGTGTCTTCGGCACTATTGAAAAAAGGTTCTGGCCCAAAGTCGAAAGGCGCGGGAAAGACGAGTGCTGGGGTTGGCTGGCCTACAAGCACCCCAACGGTTACGGGCAGATGGGTGGCCTTGGCTACGCGCACCGCATTTCTTTCACCCTACACAACGGACCAATCCCAAAAGGTAAGGTGGTTGACCACATCTGCCACAACCGTGGCTGCGTCAACCCTGGTCACCTAAGGCTGGCTACCCACTTTGAAAACGCGCAGAACAAAACACATGGCAGGGTAAGGTCAAATGGTGGAGTTTTGAAGGGTGCTTTTTACGACTCCACAAGGCTCAAGTGGAGGGCTGCTATCACACACGATGGGCACCAAAAATACTTGGGTAGGTTCGACACTGAGCAAGAGGCCCATGAAGCTTACTGCGCAGCTGCTAGAGAATTGTTTGGTGGATTTTTCAACGATGGGAGCAAGCGTGGGTAAAAAATTAAAGTCGTGGTCTTACTCGACCCTTAAGACGTATCGGACTTGCCCTCTCAAGGTGAAGCTGGGCAAGATCGATGGTATCCGCGACCCAGGTTCTGCGGCCATGGATCGTGGTAACGAGATCCACAAGGAGGCTGAGGATTACATCCGCGAGGCACAGAAGGTTCTACCGGCATCGCTGAAGCTCTTCGAGAAGGAGTTCAAGGAGCTGGCGAAGAGGGAAGCAGTGCCTGAAGAGGAGGTGGCCTTCAACAAGAACTGGGAGCCTGTGGCCTGGGCTATCGGCTGGGTGCGTGCGAAGATCGATGTCTACTTCAAGCGCAAGGGTCGCAAGGGCACCACCGAGATGACCATCATCGACTACAAGACCGGCAAGGTTTACGAGGAGAACAAGAAGCAGCTCTCCTTCTACGCACTGCTCGGCTTCATCCTTCACCCTGAAGTGAGTGTGATCAACGTCGAGCTGTGGTATCTCGACCAAGGCCCGAGCGCAACCCACCAGGACACCTACCGGCGCGAAGAGATGGAAGACATGCGTGCCGCCTGGGACTACGAAGTGCAAAACATGATGGCCGATGACATCTTCGCCCCGCGCCCTGGCTACTACTGCAAGTGGTGCTTCTACTCCAAGAACAAGAACGGCAACTGCATCTACTAAGGAGATCACATGATCCACGAGCACGAGAACACCTTCATGAAAGAGATTTACGACTTCGTCCAGCCGCACGCTGGGCAGGTCGGGGTCTACGTGATCATCCGGCTGCCCGGTGGTGAGTTCGTCCACCAGGAGCAGGAGTGCACCGAGAAGAACTTCCGACAGAACATCGGTGCCTTCGACCACAGCGTGCACCTGCTGATGGAGCAGCTCATCGCTGTGGCTCGGCGTGGCCCCAGCAGCGCAGACATCCTGCTCATGCCTTCGGAGAACCTGTGAACAGCCAACCTAAATCCAAGGTGTATGCCACGCTTGATGGGATGCTCGCAGACAGCGTGAAGAAGGATGTGCCCCACGACTGCGCCAAGTTACTGCTGCTGGTGATGACCCCGAAGGGAGTGCAGATTCAGTCGGCGCTTGTCAACCGTGAGGTGCTGCTCGACACCTCCGGCAACGAGGGCACTGGGGATGACTTCGCCATGGCTGTGCTGGCGCACCTCTACAGCACCTGCAAGGAAATCATCTGATGAATCCCGAGACCCTCATCGAGGTCGCGGCGTGCAAGAAGGTGCTCGATGAGCTTGGTGTCTTCGGCATCAAGCTCACGAGCCCTGGCACGAACGGCATGCCTGACCGCATGTTCCTCGTACCTGGCGGTTGCCCGGTCCTGGTGGAATTTAAACGGCCAGGAGCACAACCAGAACCACTTCAGAAATACACCCACGAACTTCTTCAAAAACTTCAGTATCGCATCGAGGTGTTCGACAATGTCGAGGACTGTTTCAACTGCATTCGCAGAGCCCTGGAAGCCAAGAGACTACCAAAAGAAAGCCCTGAAGTTCCTGCTTGAGCACGCATGTGCTGGGCTGCTGTTGAAGCCAGGGCTCGGGAAAAGTTCCACCACCCTTGCCGCCATCAGCTTTTTGAAGAAGCGCAAGATGATCAACCGTGTGCTGATCATTGCTCCGTTGCGCCCATGTTATGTAGTTTGGCCAAGGGAGATCGCTCGCTGGGCAGACTTCAACCACCTCACGATCAGCATCGCCCATGGCCCCAACAAGGAAGCTGCGCTCACCTCCGGCACCGACATCGTGGTGATCAACCCCGAGGGCCTGGACTGGCTACTGGGTGTGGAGAAGGAGCTGGTCTATCGCACAGTGAAAGACCCGCGCACCGGCAAGGTCCACGAGGCTCCCAAGAAGAAGATCACCGTCGATGTGAAGAAGTTCAAGAAGTATGGCTTCGATGTGCTCTGTATCGACGAGCTGTCGAAGTTCAAGCACCACGGCACCGGACGCTTCGCTGCGCTGAAGCATGTGCTCGACACCTTCGGGCGCAGGTGGGGCTTGACTGGCTCACCCAGCAGCAACGGGCTGTTGGATCTCTTCGGCCAGTGCTACGTGCTCGACCTGGGCAATGCCCTCGGCCCCTACATCACGCACTACAGGGATCGCTACTTCAACGCAGACCAATACAAGCGCACGTTCAAGCTGAAGCCTGGAGCAGAGGCTCAGATTTATGAAGCCATCGAGCCACTCATGCTCTCCATGGGGTATGAGAACCTCGACATGCCCGAGCTGATCATGAACAACATTTGGGTGCAGCTGCCCGACGACATCCGTGAGACCTACGACCTCATGGAGGATGCCTTCATCGCTGCGGTGGAGGAGCGCATCGTCACTGCCAAGAACGCTGCGGCGAAGTCCAGCAAGCTGCGTCAGATCGTGAATGGTGGGGTGTTCCTCGACCCCAAGATCCTACCCAGTGGGCTGCAGCAGCCCAAGAGCGCACGCGAGTGGGTGAACCTGCACAGCGAGAAGATCAGTGCGCTGCGCGACCTCACCGACGAACTGCAGGGTGATCCGCTGCTCGTGGCCTACGACTTCGAGCATGACCTGGATCGGCTGCGCAAGGCCTTCAAGGATGGGGTCTTCGCCTGTGACTACTCCATGAAGCAGTTCCCAGCACTTGAGGCGAAGTGGAACCGGGGAGAGATCCCCATCCTCTTCGGCCATCCGCAGTCGCTGGGCCATGGCCTCAACCTGCAGGACTGCGCACAGAACATCGCATGGCACTCGATGACCTGGAACCGTGAACTTTACGACCAGTTCATAGACCGTGTGTGGCGGCAGGGCAACAAGTTCAAGCAGGTGTTCGTGCACCACATCATGGCCGAAGACACCATCGACGAAGTGATCTACGGAGCGCTGAACTACAAAGGCAGTGTGGAGGATGCCCTCTTCACTGGGATCAGAGACCTCGCAGCAAAGCGGAGAGCCCGATGACTGGACACAACGAAGTTCTAACCAAGCAGCTGCTGAGCCAGCTGCCCCACTACACCCTCGGGCTGGACTGGGGTGCTGTGCATCGAGCTGCGAAGAAGGCTGGCGAGTCGGACGACTACGCTCGCTTCCTGGCCGACGAGCACTGCAGGCTCAACAAGATTCCTGCCGAGCCACCGCTCCTGCTAGACTGCTGATCTCCATTCGTGGAGACATGAAAATGCCCCGAGCTTAAATCCCTCGGGGCATTTTCATGTCTACTTGTCCAGTGCTTTGCTGATAATGTCCTTCTGCTTGTCGCTGCCTGCACTGCTGCCGAAGTAGAAGCTGATGATGCTGACCCACGCACCACCTAGCGCACCCAACATAATGTTGAGCATGTCCTTGTTTGCCGGTGGAACATCCCACTTCATCATGAAGAACATGAGCCCGAAGAAGCCGATGGTGACGAAGATGCCAAGGGCCTTGGGCATCCAGTCCTTTGTCTGGATCGCCATGTTGCGTGCAGAGTCACGATCCTTGAACCCGATCTCCTCCAGATCCGTGATCTGCTTGTAGCCCATCTCCACCATCTTGAGCTTGAAGGTATCCTCCGACTGGCGCAGCGCAAGGAACTGCTCTCCAGTAAGCGATCCTGCCGCTGCCATCTCCGCTGCCTTCTGCGCATTTTCCAGCGATGGCGCGAGGCCTGCAGCTTTGCACACCACATCTATCGCAAGCCCTGCCGCTGGTCCTCCAAGTGCTGTTGCGATCCACGGTGCCACCTTTCCGATTGTGCCCTTCCAGTCGAAGCTGCTCACTTGAATACCTCCTCCATGTTGTCGGCTATTCGCCGAGCCCAGCCCTTGCCGAAGTACTCCCAGCCGGAGAGCCCGGTCATGAACCTCAACCGAGCTGCCAGGAACCTGATTGACAGCGCAGTTGAACCATTAATGCTGGCCAAGGCCTCCCTGGTCTTAGGACCAGCTACCCCATCATCCGAGACCCCGAGCGCACGCTGCAGCAGGACGATGCTCTGCCGTGTGCCCGAATTGACCGCACAGTCGAAGAGCTGGAAGGCCAGCGGACCCGAGGTGGTGGAGGCCAGGGACTGCTCCCAAAAGTCGGTGCGGTATATCTCCTTGGCCTGCTCCAGTGTGATGCTCTTGATGTCGAGGTGTGGGTAGGCTCGCTTGCTGATGCCGAACTTGGTCTCGCCACCAGGATCATTCGTGTTGTTGACGTAGCTACCCTCCCTCGGGATGAGTAGCGCGAATGCTTCATCGAAGTTCATGTCTGCCTCCTAGCCGCCACCTACACCAGCGTGGCGAGGGTTTTGGATCGTGTCATGGGGCGCTCCTAATTTGATGCTTTATTGCCGCCAGTTTTCGGGGGTGCATGCACAAGGGCTGCACAAGGATCAAATGACCGTGATCACGGGGTCGAAGACATACATGGTGGTAGCTACGGCCCCCATGGTGATAACCACCTTCAGCCTGACTTTGTAGTTGTTGGCCAAGCGATACATGACCGAGCCGAAGGTCAAACTATTCAAGGCTGTCCCGCCGCTAGCGTTGGTCGTGGTCTGGCTGATACCGATAGCCGCATACCCCGTGGTGGTCGTGGAATCAGCCGTTTCCAAAGATATGGTGACCGTGTAGCTCTGTGCGCTGGCCTGCTGGGTCAAAAGGTCGATCTTCCAGAGTGCATCACCAGCCTTGATCGGCAGTTCAAAATAGCCGGTCTTCGCACCGTTGATGTAGCTGTCGTCAGACTTATCGGTGGTCGTCCAAGGGAACCCAGTGCAATGGACCTTGCCACTGATGGGCGTGGTTTTTAGGGTCTTCTTGAATTGAGCATCTCCAATATTTACATAGCGCGTGTCATCGGTGTCTACCTGCTCGATGATTACAGTTGGATCAAATGCGCCCACGCCAGAAGCAACACCGCCGTCGATATAGGTATACGCAAGCGAAGATCCAAAAGCGGAATACCTGTTCTTTCCGATGCGGACATTGCGGACGCCATAGTAGCCCGAATCTGCGGCATTGATGAAGGCTGTTGCTGTGATCGCCACACCCATTGGGCCTGTTGCCGCACCAGTGCCACCAGCGGCATCGGATTGGAGGAAGTAATTACCCTCAATCTCACCACCATTGACATACACGCCACCCGAGCCGGAGAGGTGGATCTGGCCAAGCAAGCAATTCTCGAAGTAGTTGCCCTTGATGACGAACCCAGCGGGCAGTGGACTGGACGCCACGCCGCCCCATGTGAGGTCAACACCATAACCCTTGTTGACCTCGAAGACACACGCGCCAGCGATGGAAAGGTTTGATGCCTTCCACTTCACGCCACTTCCGCCATTCCCGTAGATGGCGCAGGCATGGATGCTCAGAACGTTGCCATTCTGATCAGTTCCGCTGATGGTCGAAGCTATGCCGTTCCCGGCGTTGGCCTGGATGGTGCATTTATCCAAGGCGATGGTGTAGACACCACCCGCCATATTGATGCCGTCCCCGCCGAAGTTCTGGATGGCGGCGTTGTCGAATAAGAAATTGCCGATATTCCCCGCGCCCTGGATCTTGACGCCATGGGTTCCCGAGGCTCCCGCGCCGTAGGCCCCACCCGTTCCAGCGAGCAGGATGTCACGCATGGCGAAGAAGTTGTTCTGCACCAGGATTGCGGGGCCGGTGCCAGTGAACTTCAACCCTGAGTTCTTGGAATCGGATGCAAGCGTTACGTAGGCATTGGCAACGGTGAGCGTGGTTCCGAATTTGTAATACTGGGCAGGAGTCGGGAAATAAAGAGTCTGCCCAGGTTTGAGTGCAGCCAGCGCGAGAACCAGCTTGGAGTAGTTGTCAAAAATACCGTCCCCGACCATCCCAAAAACAGCAACGGCATCTAGACGGGCATTGTTAACGACCGCCTGCGTAGTCGCCACGGCCCCCGTATAGGGGGCGAGGTAGGTGATGAGCGAAGCACCTTTCCCCACAGCGCTGCTGAGCAGATCCGCAGCGAGCTGGGCAGTGGCTGCGGGGAGGTTGCGCAACTGGCCACCAACCCAGCCGAGCACCGTGCCCTCAACTGGCGCGGGTAGCGTGGGGTCAACTGTCGAGCCCACCGGCACCTTGAGGCTGCGGTTCAGGATCTCGTAGACCTGCTGCACCAGCATGACCACACGGTCGAAGGCCTTCTCCACCACATCAGCGTAGAAGGTAGACTGGTTGCGCAGCACGGTGGGCTGGGTGTAGTCCAGCACCCGCAGGATGACGAGGCCCAGGTCGGTAGCGCTGTGGGTGGGGTAGTCAATGCTACCCGTGTCTGCACCTACACCGTGAACGGTGTAGAGCCCAGGAGATACCGTGGTGCTCACACCGAGCGAGTCGGTGCGGGTTACGACGATGTCAGCGGCATCGAAAATCTTGAAAGCGAACGGGAAGTTCGTGGCACTGGTGACCCCGAAGCTCGCTCGATTGGTGGAGGAAGTGAGTGACATGCGGTTGCTCCTTTAGGTGAGAAGGCCGAGGGATCGAAGCTTGGTCTCAAGCTCCCCCACCCGAGTTCTGAGGTTGTTGATGAGGGTGATGGCTGCGTCCCTGTCTACTGCGGTGGACCACGCACCAGCGGCTACACCTGCACCACCAGCGGGTGCTACTGCAGTCTGCGCGGTGAGGGCTGTGGGCTTGGCTGCAAGCGCTGCAGTGCCGAAGAAGCCCACGTTGCCGAAGCTCTTGGCACCAGTGATGGTCTCGACCGCGGACTTCTGCGAGAAGTTCGAGACATCAGCAGGCAGCGGTGAGCTGTAGCCAGACTGCCCACTGTTGATGTAGCCCCCGCCACCAGGGCTCTGCGTGGCTTCGGGGTTGAGTGATACCTGCAGCGATTGCATCAGGGCTTCTCCTTCTTCTTGCCACTTACCAGCTCGTAGGTGAACTGCGCGGGGTTGGCTGGCTGCTCGGTGCCCTCCTGGTAGCGCTTGAAGTATTTGGCTGAGGCAGCCGCTTGAGCCGTGCCACCGACACCGAACAAGTAGCCACCACTCTCAGCGAGGTTGAGCATGTAGTCGGCGACTTCCTCGGTGCCATCGTAGAGCCGCTTGCTGTGGAGCACGGGGTCCACGAGTGCCTTCTGCACCGCACCAAGCCCAGCCGAGAACTTGTAGTCGTGGAACGGCTTGCCGCTGAGAATGTTGTCGTAGGTGCTTGCGATGTCACGCAGACCCCAGGCTGTGCCCATGGGTGCGAGCATAGCCTTGCGTGCGGTCCACTGCGCACCGCTCTCAGTATCGTCTGGTCCCTGGCCCTTGAGCCAGTCACCGACCACGTTGTTGAGCATCACGAAGAGCAGGGCACCAGTCATCGTGGGGATGCCCTTCAACCCGTTAATATTGTGCCCAGCGCTGCGCATGGAGTTGTAGTTGCTGGTGGCATCACCCATGAACATAGTGATGAGCTTGTAGAGCTGCTGCTTGTTGGCCTGGATGGGCACCAGATCCTTCGGAGCACCCGCCATCAACAGCATGCGAACGGAACGATCAGCCTGCTTCGCTGCGGTGGCAGAGTCCGCGCCCTTGACCAGCCCCTCACGGTAACTGCCCAGCCATGTGGGCCAGGACACGAGGCTATCCATGGCAGCGAGACCACCGAAGGCTGCGCGGTTCCACTTCGCAGCGACATCGGAGCGACCACTGAGGTCAGAGAGCCGCGAGCGCAGGTCACGATCAATGTGGTCCTCACGGTGCGCCATCTCGGGAGACAGCTCGCGGATCATGGCCACGATCTCTTTGCGCTTCGGGTTGAACGGGTTCAGCTCCGTGTAGGCCTTGCTCAGTGCGGCAGGGCCAACCCGATACTCACCGGGTGCCATGACCCGCAGCAGATCAGCGAACTGCACGACCACGCTGGAATACTTGAAGCCGAGCACTGCGGCCACAGTGTTGCCCCGTGAGGCCTCGATGAGCCGATTGACTGCGGACACCCCAGCCGTGGAGCCAGCGTTGCGGTCACTGGCGATGTTCACCAGCCACGGGTTGAACTGCTTCTCGTAGGCCTCGCCGATGTGAGTCTTCGCCAGCTCCTGGAACCTGTCGTTGTGTAGGATCTTGTTGATGGAAAGGATCGCTTCACGATGGGTTAGGTCGTGGATCTGGTTGGCCAGCTCGGAGGTGAGTGTGCGCTGGAAGTCGAGCAGCAGGGGGTAG